TCTATGGTAAACTTTGCACGTTGTAAGTGTTTAGGAGCAAATGTATTGCGTGGGCCTGATCAAATTCCATGGGATGGTAAGTTACAGTATGATTATCAGTTATGGATTGATAGTGATATTATTTTTAACACTGAGAAGTTCTGGCAGTTATGTGATGTATCATTGAATGCAGAGGGCGAGGAGAAGGCAATTACTGCAGGGTGGTATAGTACAGAGGATGGGAGGACGACCTCTGTTGCACATTGGTTAGAAGAGGATGACTTTAGAAATAATGGTGGTGTGATGAATCATGAGATGGTAGATGGTATTAGTAAGCGTAAGAAGCCATTTACTGTTGACTATACTGGATTTGGATGGGTAATGATTCAGAAGGGTGTATTTGAGAATGAGGGTATGAAGTATCCATGGTTTGCACCTAAGATGCAAGTCTTTGAGAGTGGTGCAGTACAAGATATGTGTGGAGAGGATGTAAGTTTCTGTCTAGATGCAATTGAATCTGGATATGAGATTTGGTGTGATCCACGTATTCGTGTTGGTCATGAGAAAATGCGTGTTATTTGATTAGGAGATTATTATGGCAAAAGTAAGAAAATCACTGTTGGGCAATGTATTCATTGAATCCCAACCCAAGAAAACAAGACAGGGTTCAGGGCAACATACAAAGTATGCTGCAATTAGCAGTAACCCTAAGAAGAAGCGATATATAGGACAAGTAAGATAAGAATGGTGAGAGGGGTATTGTTACTCCTCTTTTTTTATGGTATAGTATTATGGCTAGCGGAAAAATCTCTATTTACTCATGGCGTATTTAAATCATAGTTTACCTGATTGGTCCTGTTATATTCGTAATGAGTTCTTATATAATCATAAGAAAGGACATGGTGAGGTAACTAAGTGTGATGTACATAGTGTTGCTAGCATTGAAAAACGCGTGCCTCTATTTGAAGCATTTTTAGAGAATGGTGTGAACTGGACTAGACGTCCTCTACATGCCTTCTGCTGGGACCCTGAGGCACCTATAGAACCATTAGAGGACATAATGTACTGGGACTGCTTTAGTCCTTATATTGATGTCCAGAAGCGTCATAGGTTATCTGGTCTTGAAGCAGAACTGATACGACCTGATGGTAAGAAAGTAAAGGGTAGTTATATGTGGACTTTAGATTGGAGTTGGGAGAATAAGGGAATGCCTGATCTAAACTTTTCAGAGACACCAGAACATAAGTGTGCGCATTTGTTTAAGATGGATAATGGTAATTATTATGCCTATCCTAATAATAGAATTATTTGGTATGATAATGCATGGGTATTCAATAGGATTGAAAAGAACCCTGGATTTGAGATTGATACTACGGTGTATAGTGTAGAGAATAAGAGAAGGATTGAAACATCAGACCATTACATCTATAATATCAAAGACCTAGATAAAGAAAGAGGAACTATTAATGACTGAATCAAATCTATTAAGAGAGATTGCAAATGATGACAAAACTCCTAGAAACACTAAAAGATTGGTGGAAGATGGATTTTATGAGGCAACTGACTGTACTGACCCTAATCATATCTGTACTTGTGGCAATGAACAGATAACACTTATTGAGGATTAGTGGTCTAAATAGGTCAGAATTGTTGTAACATAATTAAGTGCCTCTAGAAAGAGTCAGTAAAGGTTTTAAGGATGTAAGTGCATCATTCCAAGTTAACCCTATCAACTATGATATTGTTACTATAAAGAATGAGAATGCCATCAGTAGATCTATACGTAATTTAATTCTAACAATACCAGGTGAAAAACCATTTCAACCTGATATTGGATGTAGTGTGACTAGACTCTTATTTGAATCATTTGATAATTTAACTGCTAATCAAATTAGATCAGAAATTGAAAGAACAGTAGTAAATTATGAGCCTAGAGTAGATCTGCAGGGAGTTAAAGTTTCTGCAAACCTTGATGCTCATGAATTTGATGTAGTCATCAAGTACATCATTATTGGTGCAAATGCACGTACACAGCAATTATCATTTGCATTACAGCCCACTAGATAAATGCCTCTAGTTAATTTTAGCGACTTAGAATTTAGTCAAATAAAAGATTCCATCAAGGATTACTTGCGTGCGAATTCAAATTTTACTGACTATGATTTTGAGGGATCTAACCTATCAACAATTATTGATACTTTAGCATACAACACTTATATTACCTCATACAATGCCAATATGGTAACTAATGAGGTATTCATTGATAGTGCTACCCTGAGGGAGAATGTAGTCTCTCTTGCAAGGAATATAGGGTATGTACCAAGATCAAAGAAAGCAGCATATGCTAATGTAACCTTTACAGTAGATGCATCTGCTACAACAGCAGTTACTGTAACATTGAAAGCAGGTTCTGTGATGACCTCCACATCAACACAGACTAATAAATCAAAGAACTTTATATTCTCTATTTTAAATGATATTACTGTCCCAGTTAATTCCAGTGGACAGGCAGTATTCAGTGATATAAAAATATGTGAAGGAACTTATATTACACAACCATATACTGTGGATGGTAGTAATCCAAATCAGAAGTTTATTCTACCTAATACTGGTATTGATACTGGACTACTTTCTGTTGTTGTAAAGGATACTAAGGATTCTACAGTTAAAAAGAAGTTTACCTTATTTGATAGTTTATTTGATGTAAATGCATCTACAAGGGCATATTTCTTACAAGAGATTGGTAATGAGAACTATGAACTTCTATTTGGTGATGGTGTATTTGGTGAGAAGTTGCAAGATAAAAATTATATTGAAGCAAGTTATATTGTAACTAGTGGTCCTTCTGCCAATAGCATTGAAAGATTTAAGTTCATTGGCAATTTAGAATCTAATAATGGTGATATTATTAGTTCAAAGGTATCAGTCATTAGTACTGAACAAAAGTCTATTGGTGGTAAGAATATTGAATCTGTAGCATCTATCAAGAAATATGCTCCACAGATCTATGCATCACAAAATAGAGCAGTCACTGCTGCAGACTATGAGGCATTAATTCCTAAGATTTATCCTGAAGCAGAGTCTGTATCTGCTTTTGGTGGTGAGGATCTTACTCCTCCCCTCTTTGGTAAAGTCTTTATTAGTATCAAACCATATAATGGTATCTTTCTTTCATCATCAATTAAGGAGAACCTACAAGCAGCAATCAAGAGATATTCAGTTGCTGGTATCTTGACTGAAATTGTTGACTTGAAATACCTTTATATTGAAGCAGATTCTGAGGTATACTATGATACTAACAATGCACCTTCTAAAACCTCAGTACAGGATACTGTAACTAAGAGTGTTGTAAGGTATGCTGACTCTATTGAATTAAATAGTTTTGGTGCAAGATTTAAATATTCCAAATTTCAAAATATAGTTGATAATAGCAGTGATGCTGTAACTTCAAACATCACAAATATCTCTGTGAGAAGGGATATGGCAGCACAGTTAAATACTTTTGCAGAGTATGAACTGTGTTTTGGAAATAGATTTCATGTCAAGAATCATGGTCATGGTGCTGTTTATGATGGCACTTTAGTTGGTTATAATATCAAATCATCTGGTTTCCAGGTGGCAGGTATCAATGGTACTGTTTACCTTGGTGACAAGGCAACAGGAGACCTTACAAGAGGTTCTCTGTTCCTGTTTAGGTTGAACTCCCCATCAGAACCAATTATTGTAAAACAGAACATTGGTACAATTGACTACAAGAAAGGTGAAATTAAATTAAACCCTATCAATATAATTAGTACACAGGTCAATAGGAACACACCACTGGTAGAGGTTTCTGCTGCTCCTTACTCAAATGATGTTATTGGTCTTCAAGATCTCTATCTGCAACTTGATGTAAATAATACAACAGTTGATGTTATCCAAGACAATATTGCATCTGGCAATGATATCTCTGGTTCCAACTATATTGTATCACCTAGTTACACTTCAAATGTATTGGTAAGAGGAACACCAGTTACAACAGTACCTGAACTCTCTACTACAAACATTGCTACTACTAATCCTACTAGTAGACTTTCAACTAGTACATCATCTTCATCTTCATCTTCATCATCTTCCTCAGGATACTAATAAGAATTACAAATGGCAGTAGATAGAGTAAAATTACAGCAAATTGTTGCTAGTCAACTTCCTAGGTATGTTAGCGAAGACTTTCCTCTTCTAACAGATTTTTTAGAGCAGTATTATGTCTCTCTGGAATCACAAGGCGGTCCTTCAAACCTGATTAAAAATATTGATCAGTATGTAAAAGTTGATGAGTTAACTAATTTAGAGACTGAAACCACTCTAACTGAGGATATTAATTACTACACTACAAGTGTAAAAGTAGAAAGTACTTATGGTTTTGTTGATACTGATGGTATTATCAAAATTGATGATGAGATTTTTCTTTATGAGACCAAAACACTTACCTCTTTTGACAACGTAAAGAGGGGATTTAGTGGAATTACTTCATATATTACTCCTGACAACCCTGACAGACTTACTTTTGAGACCACAGAGAATCAATCTCACCAAACAGGGGCACATGTTCAGAACTTAAATGTTCTTTTTCTTCAACAATTCTTCAAAAAACTAAAAAAACAGGTAGTTCCTGGGTTTTCTGACAGAAATTTCTATACAGGATTGGATGAAAAGAACTTTATTTTCAATTCAGACAGTTTTTATGCCTCAAAAGGCACTGACCAGTCCTTTGAAATTCTCTTTAGGGCACTTTATGGCGAAGATGTAGAAGTAATTAAGCCATCTCAGTTCCTTTTGACTCCTTCTAATGCAAATTATAAGGTAACTAAGGACTTTGTTGTTGAGAAATTGCAAGGTGATCCCCTTCAGTTGCAAAATTTGACACTTTTCCAGCAATTGACTGGTGCTAGAGGTTCTGTTACTAATGTTCAACAGATTCCATATGACAATTTTCAGTATTATCAGATTAGTATTGACTCTGGTTTCAATAGAGACAGTGATGTAACAGGTTCAATCTATGGCGAATTTGAGCCAGACCCCCAAACTAAGATTCTAAACCAAGTTGGAGCAGGTCAAACCTACCTTGATGTTGATTCCACAGTAGGTTTTCCACAAAGTGGCACTTTAGAAGTAGTTGATAGAGACTTAGAACTGCTTCGCTTGAAGTATGACGGAAAAACATCTACTCAATTCTTCAATGTAAGTGGCGTAGACAATGTAATTCTTAAAACTACTGACATTGCTCTTGATTCTTATGCATTTGCCTATGTTGGCATCCAAACTACAAGACAAGTTAAGGTCAGATTCACTGGTTCATTGAGTGATTTTGAGCAAAATGACAAAACTCACTCATATAAGAAAGATGATACTGTCCAATTAAGGTCTTTAGGTTATGAAGCACCTGGAAAGAAGAATAATAACTACTCTTTCAACATAAAAACCAACTGGCAAGTTAAAAATACCACTTTATTGGATGCTAGTGCTTTCCAGTATGGGTTTGAGTTCTATAATACACATTTTTTACAAGAAGGATATGTAGTAGTCCTTGAAAATATTGATAAAACCATATCTTTACCTGGTATTATCTCCAGAATTCAATCTTCTAATGAAATTGTTGTAACTTTTCAGCAAAATTTCTTAACAACTGGTTCTTACATAATTGAAAACCAGACTTTAAAGGGAAATTCTATAAAATATCCATATTTGGAGAAATATACTGCAAATATTCAGAACACTTATGCAAAATATGATGGTTCTACTCTTATTGCTTCAAATAGCATCCCTAAGTACAACAATTTGCAGACCAATCCATATGACAGAAGGATTGTTTTCAGTACAACCTTACAAAGTACTGATATTTTAACATTACCTACTAATCAAACCACTGTTCCTGACCACGCTTTCTATACAGGTGATGCATTATACTTAGAATCCAAAGGAGTTGGGTTTGAAGGTGTAGTATCAGGTGCATATTTCATCTATAGGGTAGATGAAAGTAGGATTAAACTTTCTAGGTCAAAAGCAGACCTTGCAAGAAAAATTTATATCACTTTTAATGGTTCTGTAACAAATGCAGTTGTAACACTGCTTGATTTTTACCAAAAAGAGATTGCACCACAAGGAATTTATAGAGAAATTCCAAATCCAATTAATGATAGTAAAAGATATATCACAAATGCTGGATTTAATGCAATTCTCAATAATGGTGTAGAAATTCTCAACTATAAATCTCAAAATAGTGTATATTATGGAAATATTGAAGATTTTACCATTACTGCTGCTGGTGAAGGTTATGATGTCATCAATCCACCAGTTTTAATCATCCAAGATGATGTTGGTATTGGTGCAACAGGTGTTGTTAATGTAAAAGGACAACTTGAGAGACTTGATATCCTGGATAAAGGTCTTGGATACTATGAAGCACCATTTATCAGGATTTCTGGTGGTAATGGTACAGGTGCTGCAGCAGAAGCAAGGATGACTTCTATTAAGCATGAGAATGCATTCCTTGCTGATGGAACTTTAGAGCAAACTAGACTTGATTTAAATCAAATCACATTTTCTAGTGACCACAAGTTCCTAGATGGTGAAAGTGTCATTTATCAACCAAGAAGTACAAAAGGAATTTCTGGTTTAACCACTGATTCTGAATATTTCTGCTCTATTCATAGTCAGACAGCAATTAAACTTCATAATACAAAGACTGATGCTTTGGTTGGCATCAATACAGTTGATTTAATTGGATATGGTGTAGGAACGCAGTTTATTGTAGCATCAGAACCTAAAAGTGTTGTCTCATCTGTCATTATTACCAATCCTGGCAAAAATTATGAGAGCAAGAAAAGAACAATCCCACAGGCAGGCATTAACACTGCTCTAAAC